ACGACTTAGTCAAGGAGACTGGCAATGAGTACGCCTCGTTGGTTAGTGAAGGTGTGGGTACAGGTGATGTTTCCCACTTTATTGATACTGGTAGTTATGCCCTTAACGCTCTTGTTAGTGGGAGTCTCTATGGGGGCTTCGCGGGAAACAAAATTACGGCTATCGCTGGAGAACAAGCTACTGGAAAGACATTCTTCCTTTTGGGGATGGTCAAATCATTTCTCGATGCTAATCCAACTGGTGGGGTTTTATACTTTGAGAGTGAGTCAGCCATAAGTAAATTGATGATTGAACAGAGAGGTATTGACTCCTCTCGTATGGTCATCATTCCAGTGACAACTATTCAAGAGTTCAGAAACCAGTGTATCAAAATCATTGAGAAACATCTTGAGATACCAAAAGATGACAGACCACCTCTTGTCATCTGTCTTGACTCATTGGGTATGTTATCCACATCAAAAGAAGTCCAAGATATTTCAGATGGAAAAGATACCAGAGATATGACACGAGCTCAACTCATTCGTGGAGCATTTCGTGTCCTGACTCTCAAGGCTGGTGCAGCTGGTATTCCTATCTTTATGACCAACCATACTTACGAAGTTGTTGGTGCATATGTTCCGACAAAAGAAATGGGTGGTGGAGCTGGACTCAAGTTTGCTGCGTCAAACATTCTTTTCCTGACCAAGAAGAAGTTCAAGGATGGAACAGAACAACTTGGTAATATTGTTACTTGTCGTAACTACAAGTCTAGAATCACAGTAGAAAATAAAAAGGTCGAAACCCTCATCACATTCAATGGTGGTCTGTCCAAGTGGCATGGTATGATAGACTTCGCAGTTGGTTATGGAATCTGGAAACAGGCAGGTTCTCGTGTCGACATTGGTGAGAAGAAAGTCTATGCAAAAGAGATAATGAAAAACCCAGAGGCCTATTTTACAGAAGAAATCATGGGTAAAATCGAAGAGAATGTTTCTCAAGAGTTCAAGTATGGAACAGAAGACTATGAACTGAACAATGAAAACCAAGAGGATGCAGACCATGAGTTCGCCCAAGCAAGCGACCCAAACGGAAACTAAACTCGATTGGAGTTGGGTCCAAAACCCAGTAGACGAAGAGGATACTGGTCCTTGTATTTTACTTAGACACGAAAAATACGAAGGTATAGTTTTTAAAATCGAATCGATGGGATATGATGACAGACAACCAAACGAAGATGGTTCATTCCCATTTGCGGTCGACTATAACATTGTTGCAGTAGCCGACCATCTTCCAGTAGAAGAGTTTACAGACCAGTACCACAAGGAAGAGTTTGAGGAAATTGTGGTAAACATTGCAATCGACATTATGGCGAAAGTGAATGCGACTAGAGAATACAATTCTGAGACAGTTAGTAACTAACGAAGAGTTCACACGTAGAGCTCTTCCGTTCATCAAGAAAGAATATTTTGCTGACCACATCGAAAGACAAGTCTTCAGTGAAATAGAAGCCTTTCTCCTCAAATATAATAACCTACCAAGTCTTGAGAGTTTGGTCATTGACCTGAACAACAAGAAGGGAATGTCGGAAGACCTCTTCCGTGGTTCAGTTGAAGCTATCAACAAACTCTTTGAACCTCAAGAAACTGTCAACCAAGACTGGTTGATGGAAGAGACTGAAAACTGGTGTCAGTCAAAGGCCATTTACAACTCCATCATGGAGTCCATCAACATTTACGATGGAAAGTCCAAAGACATGGACAGAGGGGCCATTCCAAAACTCCTGTCTGATGCACTTGCAGTATCGTTTGACTCTAAGATAGGTCACGACTACGTTGAAGACTGGGAAGACAGGTACGACTTCTATCACAAGAAAGAAGTCAAGATTCCATTTGACCTTGAGTACATGAACAAGATAACAGATGGAGGCCTACCTATGAAAACTCTGAACGTCATCATGGCGGGAACAGGTGTAGGTAAATCACTCTTCATGTGTCATTGTGCCGCGTCAAACCTAAATATGGGACACAACGTTCTTTACATCACAATGGAGATGTCAGAAGAAAGAATTGCTGAGAGAATAGACGCAAACCTTCTTGACACGAAACTCCAAGACTTACGTGACCTTCCGAAAGAAACATACACATCGAAGGTCGATAAAATAAATAAGATGGTAAAGGGCAAGCTCATCATTAAAGAATACCCAACCGCAGCTGCTCACGTAGGACATTTCCGACATCTTCTAAACGAATTGAAGATAAAGAAGAACTTTGGTCCAGACATCATCTACATAGATTATCTGAATATTTGTGCATCCTCTCGTATCAGAGGAGCCAACGCATCCAATATGTACACTCTGATAAAGTCTATCGCTGAAGAGTTCAGAGGTTTTGCCGTTGAGAACAACTTACCCATTGTTACGGCAACTCAGGTAAACAGAACTGGTTTTATGTCCAGTGACGTTGACTTGGGAGATACTTCAGAGTCATTTGGACTTCCCGCAACTGCTGACTTTTTCTTGGCTCTCACATCCAGTGAAGAGTTGGATGAGAAAGGAATGATAGTTGGGAAACAGTTGAAGAATCGCTATGGTGACCCTTCAACAAATCGTAGGTTTGTAATTGGTATTGATAGGTCTAAGATGCGTCTGTATGACGTACAGGACCAGTCTATCATTACACAACCAGCAACCAAGGAAGAAGAGGATGATACTCCTGCATTCGACCGCGGAACAGATAATCGGATGACATCTAAACGAGAATTTGGTGAATGGACTACCTAACCGAAGAACAAAGAATAGAGAAACTCAACGCAAGTATACGACACTCAAAACAGGTATGGCAACATTTCGTCCAAAACTGTCACGTGGACTGGACTGTCGTTGAGAATAAAATTTCAAGTCAACTCACAGACTATCTGGCTCTCCCTACTACGTTCAGTGTAAAGGAAAGTGCAGAACTGGAAGAGAATGCTTGTTACATGGATGGAACTTCTACAGATAGTGACATCTCTGTCACATTCTATTGTTCTCCTCAAATCTACTCAAGAGCTATTACCATTCCTGTACAGGTATTGGCTAACCTTGAACACGATTTCACAAAGGTGATACTCCACGAGTACACTTCAATCATTTCTGTCTACATGAAAGTAGATGAAGAACTCTTTTCAAACGTCAACCCCATCATACTTGAGTCATACTCATCGGAACTTGCCTATGACTATGTTGCAACTGGTGATGTCACACAGTCAGACGTTCTGGATAGGTTTGTACAGGCAAAGATTCCAGAGGTAAAGTCAGAACTATTTCATAGAGCGGCACTTCGAGCAGAATCATTCGCAAAAATCAAATGACATTACGTGGTAAAATAGAACTATTCTGTAGGGATGGTCTGCCCATTATTCCCAAGAATGAACTCATACTTTTGAGAAACTCATTTGACGATGATGAGATACTACAGACAATAGCAAGTGTCATCTTTGATAACAAACCAAACTACCCCAGAAAAATATCAATACAGAACTCTTTTAAGGCTGACGATATGTTCTTCAAACTTCTTGCAAAAGATGTCAAGGAGTATCTGAAACCTAAAGGTCAAGAGGGAAGAGAAGTTCTGGAAAAGTTCAGTGACTATCGAAGACCATACTCAAGTCATGGTCTGGGTATCATCGACTCACCAGCTCATTTCAATATCATCTCTGACTACGATATGTACGAAGAGAGAATGAAGTGTGGTTCTACTTTCGGACCTTCACCTCATGAGACTTGGACCAAACATCCAGAAAAGATGGCAAAACTGTTCAAGTATTTCTATCGTAGTTTGAGTGATGGGTCAGTCGATGTATCAACCTACATCGCCTCTTTTCGTATTGGTTCGTATCTGGCCACACAGTTCAAACCACCAGTTGCAAAATGTATCTACTCGATGACAAATGCAACCAAGGTTCTTGATACATCGTGTGGTTGGGGTGACAGACTGACAGGTTTTTACACCACACCAAATGCAAAAGAGTACGTTGGTTGTGACCCGAACGGAAATGTCTGGATAAAGTACATTGACATGGTTCGTAGATATGAGAAACTGTTAGGTTCCGAACCAGTCATCGACATACAGGATGATGTCTTTCGTTCCGTGGGTCACAAGACTGTCACCATCTACAGGTCAGGTGCTGAAAATATACCTTGGGATGAGATTGACAATGTCGATGTTGCATTTACAAGTCCACCCTACTACGCAACGGAGAGGTATGGAGAAGGTGGGGATGACGAACAAGACCAGTCATGGAAAAAACATGACAGTTACGAGAGTTGGAGAGACAACTTCTATTTACCAGTTGCACAGAATTCATTTGACTCTTTGTCCGAAGGTGGTTATCTTATGACAAACATCCTTGACCCAGTCGTGAAAGGAAAACGATATAGGGCAGGTGATGACCTCATTGATACACTTGAGGACCACTTCATTGGTCAGTTAGGAATGAGGTATTCCCAGAGACCAAAAGTCACTGAGACAAAAGAAGACTTGACAGAGTTTATGCAAAAGTGTTACATTGAGAATATCTGGTGTTTTCGTAAAGGTGATGAACGACAACCATTATTCGATACAGGATTAGATGCTTTTTGGGCCTGATGATTATCTCGACCTAGTCAAAGACTGGGAAGACCCGAACCCTTTCCCAGTTCTCGTAGACTATGATGGAATTGTTGTAGTTCGTGATGACCTACAAGAAGGTGGTTCAAAAGTCAGGTTCGCTGATAAACTGATTCGTGACACACCAGTAGATGAGTTTTGTTATGGAGGGAGTAACTCCGTTGGTTGGGGGAACATCTCACTTGCATACTTGTGTAGAAAGTATGGAAAGATAGCACACTCGTTTTACGCTGACAGGAAAGAACCTACAC